AATCTCCATATACTTCCGGTTCAGGAACTTTCAAATTCAACGAAACTGTTGTAGGTTCTATAAGTGGTTCTACTGCCAAAGTCAAATCTTGGAATAGTGTCACAAACCAACTACAGATATCGATAATTTCTGGCACTTTTACTGCGGGAGAGTTGGTAGTTGGTCAAGAAAGTGGTGCCTCATACAAACTAAGAGTTCTTAACACAGATAATACAGTTGATCCATATGCGGATAATGATACTATAGAAGAGATTGCTGATACCATTATTGACTTCAGCGAAACAAATCCATTTGGAATGCCATAAATATAATTTATTATACCAAATTTATAATATTATAAAAGGATATTAAAATGTTTGAATACTTTTACCACGAGATATTAAGAAGGACCGTAGTTTCTTTCGGTTCTTTATTTAATAATATTACTATTAAGCATAGTGATAATAATGGCAACGTAACAAGTGTGGTAAAAGTTCCACTTGCATATGGACCCACTCAAAAATTTCTTGCAAGATTAGAACAATCCTCAAATCTTAATAAACCAGTACAGATGACATTGCCAAGAATGTCATTTGAGTTGGTTGGATTATCATATGACCCCGCGAGAAAATCAACTACTACTCAAACATTTTTAACATCATCTTCAGCAGACAAAAAACAAGAAAAAAAGGCATATTTGCCAGTTCCTTATAATTTAGATTTTGAATTGAGTATCATTACAAAATTGAATGATGATATGCTGCAGATAGTTGAACAGATTATACCATACTTTCAACCAGCATACACAATCTCAGTAGATTTGGTAAGTGAAATTGGAGAGAAGAGAGATATTCCTGTTGTTCTAAACAACATTACAATGACTGATGATTATGAAGGAGATTTTTCAACCACAAGAGCACTGATTTATACACTAAGATTTACTGCAAAAACATATCTGTTTGGACCCGTATCTTCTGTCTCTTCCGACGTTATCAAAAAGGTATCTGTTGGATTTATTGCTGGAGACAAAACAAATACTCCGACCAGAGAAGTTGTTTATAGCGTGGAAAGGAGAGCAACAAAGAATTATACTGGTACGGTTACAACTACGTTAACTAAAAATATTTCTGATAGTGATAGATTTATAGAAGTGGCAGATGCTACTAATATTCCAGAAAACACATATATCTATATTGATGAAGAGGAAATTTATGTAGATTCCAAGTCTGGCAATACTCTAACCGTCGTTAGAGGTTCTGACCAAACTGTAGCAGCAGCACATGTTTCCGGAACTGACGTTAAGAAAATTACCACAGATGACAATCAACTTATAGAAGTTGGTGATGATTTTGGATTTAGTGGGTCGTTGGCATGAGAATGACTAAAAATAAAAAATTCGAAGATTTAAACAATACTTTTAATGTTTCTGGAGAAATTGTAGAAACTGAAAAAGTTGTAGAGAGTAGAATAGAAGAAATTGCAACGGCAAGTGCTTCCAATGACATAAAAAAAGACTATGAGTACACTAGGGGAAATTTATATTCTCTAATTGAAAAGGGTCAAGAGGCAATTAATGGAATACTGGAATTAGCACAAGAAAGTGAGATGCCTAGAGCATATGAAGTTGCAGGACAACTAATAAAAAATGTGGCAGATGCAACAGATAAATTAATGGAGTTACAGAAAAAATTAAAAGAAGTTGAAGAAGAGAAAACTTCGAAAGGTCCTACTACAGTAAACAATGCTCTTTTTGTTGGTTCAACAGCAGAACTTGCAAAGTTAATTAAAAATCAAGATTTGAATGCATTGAAAGAAGACTAATTTCAAAGTAAAATAAATACATTTATCGGTTGATATGGAGAAATAATAGGTGCCATTAAGAAAGCCCTCAGATTATTTTAATGATAAGGTTTCAAAAAATTCTCTTGATTTGGTCAAGGAGGAGTTATCTTTTGCTGAACCAGAAAAAGTAGAAAGAGTTTCAGAAGCTTTTGATATCTTCAAATCCAATTTGAATAATATCGAATCTTTAAACGATTTTACTTCAACCTTTGATACTTTCAAATCAAACTTTGAAAAAATCGAAAATCTTTCAAACAATATTGAGCAGATAAGAGAAAGCATTCAAGATCTCATTCGTAAGGAAGACCTTGATAATGCAATGATGGCACATTTATTTTTTGTTGAGGAATCAATAAGAAATATTCAAACTAGCGTCAAGTCATTAAATTCAAAAACATTAATCGATATAAAAGAGGAATTTAATGATTTATCAAATCTAGTTGATAAATTTGTAACGATAGAAATTCCATCTTATAAAAAAGTAGTACTAGATTCTGAACAGAGAGTTGATGAAAGGTTTATAACTTATAAAGAATCTTTAGAGTCTAGAATTTCAAATTTTGATTCAGAAATCACAGATAGATTAGAAAATATTTTTGGTAAAGTTAGGGGCATTAATAACTCAGACTTACAGGACATACGAGAGAATGTCTTTTCTATTGACGAAAAAGTTAATAGTATTTTAGAAGAAGATTTACCTAATTATAAAAAGTTCTTTGCAGATACTGAAATAAAAGTAGAGCAAAGAATACTGAATAGTGAGAATATTTCTAATGAAAAAATTGAAGATTTAAGAGAAGAATACAAAACTAGGATTGATTCTCTCAAAGAAGATTTTTCTAATTTATTAGAATCCGAATTACCAAAGTATAAAAATATTCTAGCAGAAACAAAAATAAAAACAGAAGTTGAAATTGAGAATATTGGAAAGGATGTTGAGAATAAAATTCTCAGTATTAAAGAGGTTGTCGATGAAATTGAAAGAAAATTTGAGAATAAAAATCTTTTAATTGATGAAGTATTGTCTTCTAAAACATCTGAGATTGAAGAACTAGTAAAGTCTTCAAAAGAAGAGTTTGATTCAGTATCAAAAACTTATGAAAATCTTTATAAGGATTTTAAAAATAGGGAAATTTATGAAAATAAAAAACTAGAGAGTTATTCTGATAAGTTGAATGGTTTTGAAAATAAACTGAACATATTAGAGGAATCAATCACTAATGAAGTTTGCGAACTTCAAGGTAATCTAGACATAAGCACTTCAAAATATTACGATGTTCTTAAAAAGGAAGTTGGGTATTTTGAAGAAAATATTTCGGATAAGATAAAAAATCTAGAAGTTAATATTGTTGTTAATGAAAAGCATATTAGCAGTATAAAAGAATCTGTACACAGAGTATTAGATGATTTAAAATTAGACTTAATAGAAGAGAAAAATAGAGAATTAACAGAAAAAATTTCTCATGTAGAAAAAATCTTAAAAGAGTTTAATGAAAAAACTATATTAAATGAAGAGCAGACATTTACAATTGCAGGAACTCCTGACGAAAAAACTACAGACCCACTCACTCCCCTAGACAAGAATTATGTAACAATTAAGGATTTACAAGATCACTATAGAATATTCATCAATAGAATACAGCAACAACTAGCAACTATTGGTGGCGGTGGTGCTGGATTTATGAAAGATCTAGCAGATGTTTCATTTGATGAAAGCACTGGCGAAAATAAACTACTGATATTTAATGGTACAAATTGGGTTGGAATTGCAAGTACATCTGTAGGTAAGTCTGCACTGGTAGATCTTACAGACGTAGATTCTTCCAATTTGGGTGATGGAAGATTCCTAAGATACAATGCATCTACTAGTGAATTTACCTTTTCACCAGTATCAGCATCAAATTTAGAACTTATTGCTGGAGATATTCAATCTGGTGTACTAACCACTTCAAGTATTGGTCCTGCCACAGTAATGTCCATAAGTGCATCAACTTATAGATCAGTAAATTATCAAATTCAAGTGACTGAAGGAACAAACTACAACATGACAACTATCAATGTAATACATGATGGAACCAATACTTATATGACAGAATATGGCACTATCAATCAACCAATTGGAATAGCAACATTTTCTTCTGATATAAGCGGAGGTTCTTTGAGATTGATAGGATATCCATCCTTTGCAAGTGATACCACATTTAAGGTTGTATTCACAGCAATAGAAGTATGAAAACATTTAAACAGTTTCAAGAAGAGTGGACTAATAAATATAAAAAGAGTATTGATTGCTCAAACCCCAAAGGTTTTTCTCAACGTGCTCATTGTGCAGCGAGAAGAAAAAGAGCAAAAGGTGAAGAAACTAAATCAAAACCAGTTGAATGAAATATCAAAAGTTTTCTCACAAAACACCACATCTAAAAGGGAAACAACATCAGTTAGATCCCAATCTTGACCTTAAGCAGTTAGTACACCACTCAACAGTTCAGTATGTTGACCGTGATGCTGATGGTGATGTGGATGTTTATGATTCTCCTAAAAAGAAAACTCCAGATGAAAATCCAACAGGAGTTGATGCGCAAACTCTATCTAAAAAATTAATTGCAAAGCAAAAAGGAGAAATTAAGCATACTAAAGTGGGACTTGCATATGAAGGCAATCTCCATAAGTGGTTTAAGTCTTCAAGTTCAAAGGACGGAAAACCTGGTTGGGTTAATGTTGTGACGGGGGGAACTTGTGCGAGTGATGAACCAGGAGAAGGAACACCCAAGTGCGTTTCTTCTGCAAAAAGAGCATCTATGACTCCAGCAGAGAGACGCTCCGCTGCAAGAAGAAAGAAAGCAGAAGATCCCAATCAGCAACAAAAAACAGGTGCTGCAAAACCAACTTATGTTTCTACGGATAGTCCTAAAATGAAAAAAGAAGAAGTAGAACTTCAAGAAGTAAAAGATAAACCAGCAAAAGGTAGTGGTAAAAAGGATGCTTGCTATCATAAAGTAAAGTCAAGATATAGTGTTTGGCCAAGTGCATACGCTTCTGGGGCATTAGTCAAGTGTAGAAAAGTTGGTGCTTCCAATTGGGGAACCAAAACGGAGGAAATGCATATGCACGATGAAGAAAGATATTGTCCTCTGTGTAAAAAAAGAGAGTCAAGATCTGAGTGTTCATATGGAGAAAAGGCTTGGGATAAAGTTTCTGTAAAGGATGAAGAGTATTCTATGGCTAGGTCAGAACTTAGCACTATTGTTGATGCTGTTAGAAGATTGAAAGCAAAAGTAGAAAATGGTGAAGGAAATCTAGAAGCATGGGTTCAATCAAAGATTACTAAAGCAGCGGATTATATTGATACTGCAGCAGATTATGTTGCCGGTGGAGAAATGGAAGAAATGAAGTGTTGGCCTGGATATAAGAAAAAAGGAACTCAAACACTTTTTGGAAAGAAATACAATCGGTGTGTCAAAGAAGAAGAGGTTACAATTGAAGATGCTAACGGCAAAACTTTTGCTGAAGTAATTGATATAATTGAACCAGAACCAATCAAAGGATTCAAATCACAAGTTAAAGAATCCGTTCGTATTCCTGCAAAAACTGGTAATATAATTCTTACTACTTTAAACTGGAGAGGTAAGTATTATTCTCTGAAGTTATTCTTCCCACAAACAACAAAACCAAATAGACAAGAAGTTCAGGACCAAATTGAAAAGATTTATCCTGGTGCTAGAGTTCAATATTATTACGTTTCAGATATCAAACCCGGTGAGCAATTTTTACAAGTAGAGGACTGGCAAAAAGTCAATCGTCAAGATAAGACTGACGGATTAAGTCAAAAGGCAGTTGATGCGTATAGAAGGGAAAATCCAGGTTCAAAACTAAAGACTGCAGTGACCGAAAAGAATCCATCAGGAAAAAGAGCAGATCGTCGTAAATCATTCTGTAGACGTATGAAAGGTATGAAGAAAAGACTAACATCTGCAGAAACTGCAAGAGATCCAGATTCAAGAATTAATAAGGCACTTCGCCGCTGGAATTGTAATTAATAGGTAGGTTTTGTCATGTCTGATGTATATCTTGGTAATCCGCTTTTAAAAAAAGCAAATACTCCAATTGAATTTACACAAGAGCAAATTATAGAATTTGTCAAGTGTAAGGATGACCCCGTTTATTTTGCAAATAATTATGTAAAAATTGTTACTCTTGACCATGGACTGCAAACTTTTAAGCCATATCACTTTCAGGAGAAGTTAATTAACAATTTTCATAGAAACAGATTTAATATCTGTAAGATGCCTCGTCAGACAGGAAAATCAACTACTGTAGTTTCTTTCCTTCTTCATTTTGCAGTATTTAATGATAACGTAAATATAGGTATTCTTGCAAACAAAGCAGCAACTGCTAGAGAACTATTAGACAG